TGGAATGTGGATTCGCGTTTTAGACATTGACCCAGAATATAAAAAGGTTATCCATTGGGCGGGTGAATTGCTTGAGAGAGCAAATATTACAAGAGGTGCCGCCAATGAAGAGGAACTAATGCATTTAGATCGGGATGTTCTAGGTGAGGTTACTTTCGATCATGGCTGATGATAATAGAGTCCCTTTAGAAGACGCAAGTCAGGAACGCTCGCCGTGGTTGAAATTGGCAGGCGATGCTTATAGGCAGTCAACAACTTACCTCGATACTAACTTCCGAAAGCAGTGGGAAAGGAATATCGCCCTATTTCGGTCTAATCACCCATCTGGGTCAAAGTATGGCGCACAGTCCTACAAGCATCGTGCGCGGCTATTTAGACCGAAGACGCGCAGTGCTATTAGAACGAATGAAGCCGCCGCCGCCGCCGCGTTCTTCTCTACCCAAGATATTATTTCAGTCTACCCAGAGAATGATTCTGATCGGACACAGCGTGCATCCGCTCGTGTAATAAAGAATCTACTACAGTTTCGATTGACCAAAACTATTCCTTGGTTTCAAATTTTAATAGCGGCTTACCAAGAATCAATGGTTTTCGGTTCTGTCATCTCTCATCAGTATTGGGAGTACAAGGAAGAGAGGAAGAAGAGGGTCGAGGAGTTAACCGACGAGTCTGGCAATGTCATACTGAATGAGGATGGGACTCCTGCGGTGACTGAAGTAGAGGGTAAAGTTGTTGTAAAAGATTGTCCGTATATTCGATTAATTGCCGCTGAAAACCTTCGCATTGACGCCGCCTCTGACTGGAATGATCCAATTGGAACATCCCCATACGTTATCGAAGTCATCCCCATGTATCTACAGGATGTCATCGAGAAGATGTCAGAGGTGGATGTAAAGACTGGCGAACCGAAATGGAAGACGCTTACTAAAGACGAATTACTTGAATCCACCAAGCAGAATGAATTCGACTCCACAAGGCAAGCGCGTCAAGGGAAACAGCAAGACCCCACTTCGCAGTCGCGCCAAGACATTTCAGAATTTACAACAATCTTCATCCACAAGAATATTATTCGCAAGGAGGGTAAGGATTGGTTGTTCTACACTGCGGGGACGCGATATCTACTAACTAGCCCGAAGGCGCTTACTGAAATCTATCCGCATCTTCGCGACGGTGAGAGACCTTATGTAATGGGGTCTAGCATGATTGAAGCCCACCGCGTACACCCATCCTCACTGGTTGAGTTGACGCAGGACTTGCAGACTGCGGCCAACGATATTGCAAACCAACGATTTGATAACGTCCAACTGGTTCTCAATAAGCGTTACCACATAAGGCGTAGCGCGAATATAGACATTAACGCTTTGAAGCGAAGTGTTCCGGGTGGCTCTGTGATGATGGACGACCCCGTCCAAGACGTGCAAATAGTGAACACGCCCGACGTTACAGCGTCGAGTTACGAGGAGCAGGATCGACTCAATGTAGATTTCGATGACATCGCGGGTACGTTCTCCCAAGCAACTGTGCAGACTAACCGCAACATGAACGAAACGGTTGGCGGCATGGAGATGCTTAGTTCAGATGCCAACGCTCAGATCGAATACATGATTCGCACCTTTGCTGAGACATGGGTAGAACCTGTGCTTCGGCAACTGATTAGGTTGGAACAGTATTACGAAACAGATGACGTTATTCTGGAAGTCGCTGTCAATAAGGCCGCTGAAGAAGGCGGCATTGGTGCGGAAATATTCCAAAGGTTCATGGGGGATGATGCTGATGATCTGCTTCGCAATGAAGTGACCATAGGTGTTAACGTCGGTATTGGCGCAACAGACCCGGTTAAGAAAATCGAGAGATTACTTATCGGAATCAGGACGCTTGGTGACGTTAACCCAGACATCATCGCTTACTTGAATCAGAACGAAATTACCAAGGAAGTGTTTGGTGCCCTTGGGTATAAGGATTCAACGCGCTTTATCGAAGAGAAAGAAGGCACCATGCTTGGTGAAATGCAGGGTCGTCTTGAGCAGATGGAAGGCGCTATGCAGGCGCTTACCGATAAGGGTGCGAAGGCTGAGATCGACGCACAGTCGAGAATTCTCGCGGCACAAATCAAGGGTCAGGCTGAAGTCATGGCCGCTAAAGAGAAGGCTCTTGGTGATGTTCAGTCTACGATGATTAATACAGATAGTAGGGATCGCGCCGATCAATTACGCCATCAGATTGCTGTTATCGATACCCGCCTTAAAGCGGAGAGAAACGACATCGAGAGGGGTGAGTTGCTACTGCAAAAAGAATCCCTCGTTCATAAGATGCTCATGGAGACTGAGCCGGATATTGGTATCGACCCAGAGGGGAAGAAGATGAGTGAAGTATTGCAAAATGACCAATTTGGCAAGATACAAGGTGCTGAAGGATGAATCATCTGAAAGAAGTTGAAGAAAATTACTTTGTACATGGGTTTTTCGCTTTAACCTATTCTGCGCGGTTGCTTTGGTTGTCCATTACCGCATTACTTCACGCAATCTTCCCACAAATCCTTACTTGCACGACTTCTAGAGGCATCGACAGGCTTGCAGGGGATATTGAATCACGAAGGCCGAGAGATATTTCACCGGGGTTAACTGATTGATGTGGAAACAGTTGAAATTGTCGGCACTCTAATGAATGATGAAGAAGAATTATTAATTGCTGAAGTCCGTCTTGGAGTTCAGACTAAGGAATTTCTGGGGTCTCCTGTTGGGAAATACATCATGGGTCGCGCAGGGAAGGCAAGGGAAGAAGCCTTTACTGCTTGGGAGCAAGTCGATCCTTCAGATGTTGATTCCATCAGGGAACTTCAATTCCGCGCTAGGCTTTCTTCACTGGTTATGACATGGCTAGATGAAGTGATAAACCAAGCACAACATGCAGAGGATTCTCTGCACGAAATAGATAGAGGGTAATAAAGAAATGGCAGAAAACGCTATCCAACAGGACGTGGAAGAGCCTACAACAGAAGAAGGTCTATCTCCGCAAGAGTCTGAAATTGACAGAATTGCCGAAAAGGTAATAGAAGCCCGTGCAGAAGAATTAGAGGGCGACGAAACAAGCGAGGACGAAAGATTTGAACCGGCAGGGTTGCCATCTGGGCCATTAGTTGAGCGTGACGGTGAGTGGTATGCACAAGCGCGAGTTGATGGTGATGATGTTCATATCCCGTACCATGAGGTACTTGCACAGTTCCAGAAAAACTCTGCCGCAGATAAACGGCTACAGGAAGCCTCAGAACGCCAACAGGAGTTGCGCGATTATGAGGCACAACTGGACGCCTACCGGGCTAATTTGGAAGCCCAAACACGTCAGCCACCTTCGGGCGCTGAACCATCGCCATCCGTTACGGACGCGAATACTGACGACCTGTATGGTCAATACCACGAAGCCCTCTTTCAAGGCGATGAAATCAAAGCAAATGCAATGCTTCGGCAGATTCGCGTTGCAGAACGGCCTGTTCAACCTGAGATTGATGTGAATAGCATCATCGAAAGGACGAAGGCTGAAATGCGGGAAGAGGAGACAACTGCAAGGGCTAATGCCTATGAGTCGCGGCGTCAGGAAGCAGTCGAGTTATTCAGAAGTGAATACCCCGAAATTGCGGAAGACCCCGGTTTATTGGCTGTAGCAGACCGACGTTCTGCGGAACTTTACAACACTGATCCTACCCGTGATCCTTGGGATATTATGCAAGAGTGTGCCGGACACGCACGCGAATGGCTATTTAATTACGTGGATGTATTGGGCGGTGAAGGTGGGAAAGAGACGAGAGCAGAACGTAAGCAGGGATTGGGGGATGAGGTTACGCCGAGGAATGTTAGAGCCAGTATTGGTGAAAACGCTCAGACGCAAACCTATTCCGACATCATTAAGGAAATGAAAGAAGAGCGAGGTCAAATTCTCTAATTTCATTAATTTCAAATAATCGGAAGGAGTAGTACGATATGGCAGGTCAAGTATGGGGTACTAATAACCTTGGTGGTTATATGTACTCAGACAATCTGTCTAAGGAACTCCGTGTTTCGTTGAGACCGATTGTGAAATTCCGTCAGTTTGCAGATGTCAAGGATGCCGCGCATCAGGGACTCTCAAAAGGTGACACTTTCCATTGGAACGTGTACTCGACGGTTGCGACAAAGGGTGCCGCCCTTACAGAAGGTACGGCAATTCCTGAGACCAACTTCACAATCACTCAGGGAACCATGACTATTACCGAGCGTGGTAATAGTGTTCCTTATACAGGCAAGTTGGACGATTTATCTGAACACCCCGTCAAAGAGATCATACACAAGGTGATGAAGTTAGATTCAGCATCTGTTCTCGATGACATGGTGGCAGATCAGATCGATGAAGCCAAGTTGCGCGTTGCACCCGAAGCCACTTCTGGAACCGTCGGCGATAAAACCGATAAGGTTACGTTGTGGACTAACGGTACAGCAACCAACACAAACAACGTGGCAATGGGCAAAGATCACATCAAAGCCATTGTAGACGTAATGAAAGAACGTAACATCCCATCATACGAAGGTGATGACTACTTCTGCATTGCGTGGCCAACCACGTTCCGCACCCTTAAAAACAACTTGGAATCGATATCGCAGTATGTCGAAACCGGGTTCCAGATGATCCGTAATGGTGAAACTGGTCGTTATGAGGGAGTCCGTTTCGTAGAACAGACCTATCGAGCCAAAGGCGGTGCCGCCGCAGGCTTGGGTACTGCCGCCGCCGCTTGGAGCAATAGCCTCAGTGACTGGGCTGTATTCATGGGTGCCGATACCGTAGCAGAAGCCGTTGCGATCCCCGAAGAAGTACGCGGGAAAATCCCAACGGATTATGGACGGTCAAGGGGCATTGCGTGGTACTACCGTGGTGGTGCCGGTCTCGTTCATTCAACTGC